GCCTTCGCCAGCGCATCCGGATTATCACCGTACACGTCACGAAGGCGCTGCTCTTCCGACTCCCGCTGCGCCTGACGGTCGGTGAGGCCCCGCGCCTGGGCACTGATTGCCGCCTGCTTCGCGCCCTGCTGCTGCTCAAACCGCGCAGCCTGCTGTGCCAGCTGATTCAGCCGTTTCTGGTGTTCAACTTTGTCTCCCAGCTCAGCCAGCTGGCGTTTGTACTCCAGCGTCTCTTTCTCATGGGCCAGCAGGGATTTTTCCTGCTCAGATAACTGCCGTTTCGTGGCTGCCTCTTTCAGGACCGCATACTGATTTTCCGCTTTCCATAAATCGCGACGCTGCTGGCTGATTTTCTCATTCGCTCCGGCATGCTTCTCCAGCATCCGGAGTTCTGCCTGAAGCGTCAGCAGGGCAGCATGAGCACTGTCTTCCTGACGATCGCCCGCAGACACCTTCACGCCGGACTGTTTCGGCTTTTTCAGCGTCGCTTCATAGTCCTTTTTCGCCGCCGCCATCAGCGTGTTGTAATCTGCCTGCAGGATTTTCCCGTCTTTCAGTGCCTTATTCAGTTCTTCCTGACGGGCGGTATATTTCTCCAGCGGCGTCAGCAGACGCTCATACGCCTTCTGCGCCTCTCCGGTATACTTCAGCTGTGATGCGTCCCGTTCGGCCCGGTCCCTGGCGGCCAGTTCACCGGCTTTTTCCATATCCGACTGCAGCGTGGCCGCTGCCAGCCCCAGACGGGCATTTTCCCGGTCATTCCATGCGCCCTGAAGGTTGGCCCGGAAAGAGGAGGTTTTACCGCGGCGCTGGCTCCGGCTCTGGTACCACTGCCATTTTTTATCCGCCTCATCAAATGCCTTCTGCGCACTGGCGAGCATATCCGCTGAGGACTCAGGACGACCGATATCCAGAATGGCATCCCACATCGATTTGAATGCCTTCCCGGTTTTATCCGCCCAGGTCTCCAGTGTCCCCATGTTTTCTTTCAGGCGACGGGTCTGCTCATCAAAGCCTTTCGTGGCGATATCGTTCGCCGCCTGTAAGGCCCCGGCCTCATCACCGGAACGCTGCAGCTGCGCAACATACGCAATCTGCTCTGCCGTCACGTTACGGAACTGGCGCGCCATCGCAATCAGCCCCGACGTAGGGTCGGTGGTCAGCTTCCCGAAGGCTTCAGCGACTTTATCCACCTCCACACCGGATGCAGACGCAAAACGCGCGACACTCTGGTTGATGGCATCAAACTGTTCACCACCACGCACACCGGCATTCACCAGGGCTGCCAGTGACTCTCTCGCCTGGTTAAACGTCAGCCCTGCTGCCTGCCCGGCTCTTGAGAGAGTCAGCATACGATCGGCAGTCAGTCCGGACTGATTACCGGAAAGAACCAGGGTTTTATTAAACGCTGAAAGCGTGGAATCTCCCTGGTACCAGGCGTACACCAGCGCACCTGTCGCCACCGCCAGCGAGGTGACCCCGACCATCGGCAGGGTGATCGCACCGGCAAGCCCCCTGAACATGGGGATCATCCCGCCGAAGGAGTCCTTCACCTGACCGCCCTGTTGCAGCAGGATCAGCCAGGGATTCTGACCACCGGCAAGCTGCGTGGCGATATCCGTAAACTGTGCGGGCAGGGTTCGCATGGCCGCTTTATACTGCCCGACGGAAATCCCGGCTTTTTGTGCAGCCAGCGCCTGGCGGCTCAGGCCCTGTTCAACAGCACTGGCGGTTTTTCTGACGTCGGTATCCAGACCTGAAAAATGACGCCTTACCCGGCTCATCTGCTCATCGAAACGGACAGCATCCAGACTCAGGTCAATAACAAGATCACCAACCGGCTGGGACATATCTCACACCTCCCGGAATCCCCGCTGAAGCCATCATTAATGCGGCATCATCCACCATGACATCCGCCACATCCGCAGACGATAAAATATCGCGCCCTCCGTCCCCACCGAACCGGACGCCTCCGGCAAGTCCTGCCGCTTTCTGCATCAGCATTTTGTCCTCATCCGGCCTCTCCACCTGCTCTTCCTCATGCCGGGGGACAAGCAGACTGAAATCAGAGGGATGCATATCCGGATCGCAAAAAAACAGGCTGAGTACAGCGTACGTCAGCCCGGAAAAATGCATATCCAGCTGGGTATCGTGAAAATAATGCATGCGGTAAAAATGTCGCCAGTCGGCATATTCGGTGGATGTCATCCCGGCAAGCATGGCGCGCCAGTCAGGCCTCCCCATCTCACGCGCCAGTCTGAGGGCAAAATTCAGCTCGCCGTCGAAGACTTTCCCGCAGAAAAATCATCATCAGTCAGCGCGTTATTTTTCGCCACTTCGGTGATATCCGTATCCACATGAACAGGCCCGCTCATCCCGGACAGACGCAACACCACATCTTCCGCCCGGGCAATGGCATCAGCAGGCCAGGTGGTCAGGACTTCCTGCTCAATCTGCATCACGGCCTCATTCATTGACGGTGACCCCGTTTTCTGCGGATGGTTATGCCACAGGGACATCGCCACCAGAAACGCGCCGGTTCTGACGAGATCTTCCACGCTTACCTGCAGGTTGCCGCTGGATTCTGCCTGTTCTGCACGCCGTTTCAGGAGGGCAAGATGCTCAATACGCTGCAGCGCAGACAATTCGGAAAGCGTGACAGACACACCGTTATATTCAAATTGTTCTGTTTTCAGAAACATGTATGACCTCCGTTTACCCTGCAGCGCCCGCTTCAGTAACGGTGACTTCAGCTACCGTGGCAAACTGACCATTACCGGAAATCACGGGGATACTCACTTTTCCAGCCTTAACCCCCGTCACAGTGATCACCATATCTTTCACAGCAATGGTTCCCGTTGACGGATCGGCGGAAACCGCTCTGAACGTCTTGTCGGTTGCACTTTCCGGCTCAAAAGAAACCGTCAGGGTTGTTGTTTTCCCTTTTGCCACCGTACCAGATGTCGGCGTCACCTTAATCGCAGTGACCGGCGTAATTTCGCTGCGTTCTTCCGCCACAGAAGGTTTACCCACGTTGGTCACTTTCACCGTGCGGGTGATCACTTCCTTCGCCGTTACGGCCTTACCGATACTGCTGACCCAGCCACGGAACACATCCACCGTGCCGTTCGGGAAACGGATTTTATAGGCCCGCACATCCCCGCTTTCAAACCAGCCTATAAGCCCTTTCTGACCTTCTTCTCCCGGTTTCCAGGCCAGCGTAAAACTGGTATCTCCTGCAGACTTCTGCCCCTGCCCGGTCGCGCTCCAGTCCGCGTCTTCATCATCCAGGTAGTTATCATCGTAGGGTTCTGCCGTCATCTCGCCCGGCGTCAGATCCTTCACCTTAGCCAGTCGCTGCCAGTCATCGTCTGACAACGGGTTTGCATAGGCGTCACCCTGACCGTTATAAACCCACAGGGTGGTACCGGCACCTTTTACCGGCTCAAGGGGATTTGGTGTTGACATATCGTCCTCACATCTCGTATGTAATGGAATAAGTCAGATCCGCAGAACTCCATAACGCCATATCGTCATCACGACGATACTCATAGCCCTGCGTAACCATCGTGGTAATCAGGTCTGCCAGTGCCGGGATCGCAGTCATCGCCGGATAAATCCGGCTTTCCATCCACGAATCCAGCTCCGAATCCGGTACCTGTGCTGGTAAAAACACCTCAATATGCAGTGTGGCCCGCCAGGTATCTGCATCCAGCTCTTCACCGGTATACTCTGCATCCGTCAGATAAACCGCGACCGCGGGAAAATCCTCTTCGTCAAAAACAACGGGGCGACCATCAAACAGCGTCGCCCCGTGTTCATGCAGCTCCAGTGCATCCAGCACTGCAGCACGGATATCAGTATGTTTCATCGTTTTATCGCAATCCTCAGTTGTTGTTTCAGCGCGTATGCCAGTTCTCCGGGCAGACGTTCACGCCGGATACGGTCAACATTCTCATCAAACGCCTGTTTCAGTGGGGCCGCCATCGGGATTTTCACCACATCAATGGGGTAACGGTTTTTCCCGACCACACGCTGCATGACATGCCAGCGACCATTTTTTAATCGCTGAATAAATGCCCGCTGATAACGATGCTGACCGGCTTTGAGTATGCTGTCCGGACGACGCCCCGGCATCCTGATCCCCAGCTTAATCACCGGGAGATCACCGCGGTTAACGATAATTCTGGCATTCGGATTTCTGACCGTGGCCCGTTTCAGTCTGGACCGTTCCTTAACCAGTTTCCGTCTCACCCTGGTTTCCCGGGCAACCTGTGATGAAGACTGATTAATCGCCGTTGTGGCCACGCGGTTAATGGTCATTGCAGAAGCCGCCGGAATGGCGTTTTTACGAACCCGGCTCAGATTATCAATCGCCTGCTCAAGCCCTTTTATCGCCATAATTTCACCCTGCGTTTATCGTCGCCGGTTAACGGCGGGTGGTTGCCCACGGTTGAGCCAGAGATAACAGCTGCCCCCGTCATCCGGAGAAACACGATCCACCCAGAACGTCTCACCATTAATGGTCAGCGTGTCACCACGCCGCACAGCACGAACCGTATCCGTCCGCACAAATAATGACGGGCTGCTTCCTTCAATACGGACCCCGCTACCGGCAAATCCCAGCGACTCCGGATCGTCAAAAACCCCCTGAACTTCTCCGCCACACTGTGCCCCCGAGGTGAACTGTGCACAGAGCCCCATCACTTCAACAATCGTACTGTCCACCCCGGCAAGGGCAGCATCAAAGGCATTCTGAAAATCACGCATAAACAGCCATTCCGCCATCAACGTGTGTTTTTGCATCTGAGGACATAATCAGAATCACCCGACCAACATCCGCAATCTCAACGGATTCCCCTGTTTCACCATCAATGCCACAGAGATGGAGGCAGGTCAGAACTCTGATGCGCGTTAACGCACCGGATGTATCCTCACGAACATCATGAGCCGCGGTTTCCCGCTCCCGGATCACCGTATCCCCAACCTGAACATCCTCGCCGGATGACTGTATTTCCTCTTCCCATTCCGCCACCCGCTGCGCTATCTCTGCGGCACTCCCGGATATATCCGGCTCACGCCCCAGAATCAGGGCCAGTTCATCAAGCCGTTTCAGATTTTGCTCTTTCGTTGCCATATCATCCCCCTGTGAAAAAAGACACGGGGGCATTTCGCCCCCGCTCACGGATTATTTCACCTGTACCACCACAAACTCATCCGGGTCCGGCAACACCATCAGCGGCGCGGACTGCGTCATGGTAAATTCACGGGCGGGATCCCCCACCGTCAGCCAGTGTTTCGGATAACGGGAAGAGGCCACCACACCTTCGGACAACGCCTGCGCATCCTGAATGGCACCGTAACAACGGATCCCATCTGCAGCAGTATTCCCCAGAACCAGCATGCCCTCCGGCAGATAACGTTTTTCGATACCGTCTTCTGCTATATAAGACGTTTTCGCCACCACAATGGCCAGATCGCCGTAATACCCCTTGAAGGACACCACTGCGCCCAGATCTTTCACTGCCGTTTCGAGTTGAGAATTTGAACCGCGACGGGTATCCAGTTTTTCGCGGAACAGCTTAAAACCATTCAGAAGACGCCAGACGGTACCGTCCATAATGGCAATATTCACAAGACCGCTGGCCTGGTCGCAGTAGAGGTCAAGATCATGTGTAGGATCGAACGTGTCACGATCCTGTTTTGACCACTCCTTACCACTACCCTGAGTGATGTTATTCTTCGTCGACCTGCCAAAATCGACCTCAATTTTCTCGAACTGGTCTCCTTCCATCGTATATTTGCCATACAACACAGCATTTACCGCCTGTATTTCTTCCACCTGGACAATCGCGTGCTCTTCCTGTTTGAGGTTATCGGTAATGATACGCAGACGGCGGTAAGCCGGATCGTTCAGTTGAGCCGGATCTTCACCAGGAAGGCGCTCAACCGCCTGCTGGTAATTAAATTCGTGTTTCGGCTTGACGTAGCCCGGACGTAACACGCGGGTTTCACCACCACGATGAC